TTATTCGCACTCCTTCTTGCCTGTTGTCGGATCGATGTAACAGGCTTCAGCCTTGGGTTCTTCTACGACTTCATTCAGAATTCCATATCTCTTACCGTTTGCACGGAATGTCGTGATACCTTTGCAGCCATTTTTCCATGCCGTCAGGTAGAGGTCTTTGAACTGGTCGTAAGTCACATCGTCACTGACGTTGCAGGTCTTAGACACAGCGCTATCGATGTATTTCGATACGAGCGAAAGGACCGCAACGTGATCTTCTGCGCTGATCTGGTTTGCTGTTCGACCTTTCACACCACGCCGAAACGCATAGTCCTCCACACGTTCAACGGTGTGGCCATCGAACTCTGTGATCGTTCGGTCGTAGTAGAGTGAGAACGGCGGCTCGATACCAGACGACACGTTGTCGGCAGTAAGACTGATTGTTCCTGTAGGTGCAATCGAAGTTAGGTGCGAATTGCGTAGACCTTGGACGCCAATCTTTTCGCGGACCCAGTCGGGAAGAGTTTTTGCGAACTGTCCCGTTAGATACTTTTGGCTATCAAAAAGAGGAAAGCTGCCTTTTTCAACGGCAAGGTCCGAGGAGATGCTGTACGTTTGATCTCTAAGAACTCGCATGAGTTTTGCAGTAAAGCGCATGAACTCCTTGCTGCCATACGGATAGCCGCACATTTCAGCACAGTTCGCGAGACCAGTAACACCAAGTCCCATTCGACGCTTTGCTTTTGCTTCTTGCTCTTGCTCTGGCAGCGGGTAAATCGTGCGGTCAATGACATTGTCCATAGCCCGGACGCAGACCTCGATGTCATCTTCAAACTGTCGGAAATTAAAGACACGCTTTTCGATGTACTTTGGGAGATTAAAAGAACCCAACAAGCAAGCGCCGTATGGTGGGAGAGGTTGCTCACCGCATGGGTTGGTCGCTTCAATCTGTTCACAGTAATACAGATTGTTCATCTTGTTAATCGTGTCGAGAAACAACACACCCGGCTCAGCCCAGTCCCATGTCATTCTCATAATCATATCCCAAAGAGCTTCAGGATCGATTGTATCGTAGACCTCACCGTTGAACTTCAGATCGAAGGGCTTCTTTTTAATCAGACACTGCATAAACTCATCAGTCACACCAACGCTGACGTTGAAGCCAGTCAGTTTATCACTGTTACTTTTCGCGGTGATGAAGCTCTCGATGTCGGGGTGATCAATTCGCAGCACTCCCATCTGAGCGCCACGTCGGTGACCGCTCGATGCTATCGTCTGGCAGACTGCATCGAAGATGCCCATGAAACTGACAGGACCTGACGACTTACTTTCAAGACCAACGATGCGATCTCCGCGAGGCCGAAGCCGAGAGAAGTCATAACCGATGCCACCACCTCGCCGCATTGTCTCAGCTGCTTCGGTCGCACGGCCCATTATTGTGGACATAGAGTCTTCGACATTACCTGACACAAAACAATTGTATGCGGTCGTCTGGCGTGTTGCTCCCATCGCATTCTGTACACGACCAGCTGGTAAAAACCGCATGGCTTTCAGAATGTCTTTAAACTGGGTGAAGTGCTCTGCGCCATCCTTTAATGATTCAGCAATGCGTGTACATTTTGATCGAAAGTCTTCGCCTTCTTGTCTGTATTTAGCAGCGTCAATTTCGTTCGACAGTCTAAGTTCCATCATGGTTATCGTATTCCTTTCAGTAGCCGATCAGCGGCTGTATCAATATTACTAGTTTCAAGTTCACTGTTGTTTGTGGTCAAATGTTGGAGGAGCTTTTTGATGTACCACTGCGCTTTTTGGATGTCCGTTTCCGGCGCTTCGGGGTGCTTTTGGCGGTAGCGGGAGACGTATCGGATAATGTTTCCGACGAGGACCGCTTCTTCACCGGGGAGCGTTTTACAGACTTCGATGATGTAGTCGATTGTTTCGACACCGTTGCCTTTTCTGTAGTGGTCTGGGTTGATTTGATCCAGATGTCTTTTTGTGTCGGATGCCATAAGCGTACCTCTCCTTTCTGTTCGTTCCAATCTTCGTATCGTAAAATCCTTGCAAGCCTGACCATCGTCAGCGCGGACTCTTCGTCACCAAATGCTTCCACGATGGCTGGCCATGCAGCCGCTGGCGAAGGGTATTCATTCAGTAACCGCTCAGCTTTCACTTGGCCGATCCCTGGCACCCCCGGATAATTGTCAGTGCTGTCGCCGCTCAATGCTTGGATCAACATCATGCGGTCAGCAGCGGCTTTCGAATTTCTTAATGCTCTTCTTGATTTGTTGGGGTTCAACACTTTGCCCGGCACGGTCAGCATGTCCTTATCGATGGAGACAATGACCGGGTCCGTGAGGTCGGGGTTACCGGCAAGGATGCCCATGACGTCGTCTGCTTCAAGGCCATCGTGGAGGGCGCATTTGAAGTTATCCTTGAGCGCTTGGTATGCACACGCAAGTGCAGCTGGCCGTTCAGTCTTCGACCTGTTTCCTTTATAGTCCGGGTACACGATGTGACGAAAGTATCGATGGTCGTCGGACGATAGACACACGATGATGCTACCAGCTTTTGCAAGTTGTGCCCATTCGTTGACCATGATCTCGACGTTTCTCTTAACGCTGACAGGATCAAAAAGCGATGTGTCTTTGTAGGTGTCGGTCGAGATAATCGCTTGTCTATACGCAATGATGTCGCCATCTAATAGTGCCACTGTCATCAGTGTGTTTCCTTCCAGTTGTTTCCTATTGAATACGTGCCGCTCAATGGGCACCGAAGATCGAGGCGAACAGCTGCCTGTGAGATCGCTTTGCAAAACAACTCGCCGATCCGTTCAGCATTTTCGGGAGCTGTTGTGAATTGCTGTTCGTCATGCACATTGGCACAGTATGCAAACGTGCGGGGGATGTTGTTCTCAACATGTCTATCTGTAACCGCAAGATCGTAATGAAACACCTCGACAGCTTTCTTCATTAAGATAGCTCCGGTTGATTGCAATAGAAAATTCAAAGCGCTGTGTGGAGACTTGATCTTAATGTGCCTACCGTCGATTGCTTTAAACCAACCTTTGTCCGCTCGCTTTTGAATTGCAGCTGATAACTTTCCGAGACCGGTGATGCCCTCATTCATGCGGCGACGTATCTCTTTACCGTCCTTGATGGGACCACCAGCTTCTCTTGAAATTTGTGCAAGCTTTCGATCACTCGCGCCGTACAGGTAGCCGTATTGAGCAGTCTTTGCGTCATCGCGAGTTGGCAGTTCAAGCAGCTTTTGAGTTCGCGAGTGGACATCCGTGCCGTGTTCTTTAGAGCCCTCGAGTAAGGCCTTGCGATACTCACCGTCATCCCACTTTCCAAGGTAGTGAGCGAGACACACCAGTTCCAAAGCGTCTGCATCACAGCCGACAAGAACTTCTTCGGGATCAGGTAGCCAGACCTCACGCATCCGTGGGTCACGCTTATCAACCTGTGCCATATTTGGCGCGAAGTGAGCGCATCGATGTGTCGCAGCGCCGATGGTTCTCATCGATCCATGAACGTAGCCATTGCGTTCTAATCGCAACCAAGCGCTATCACCCTCGGCAACTTGGCTGAGCATCTTCTGTGCTCTGAAGTATCGAGTGAGCTGTTGAGCTTCGGGATACTTCAGAGACTTTAAGATGTTCTCATCGATCTTTGGAACGCCGGTCGGTGTGTAAACTTTGGGCTTCCACTCATAGTTTGCGATGAGACGCTGAGCGATTTGCTGACGACTGCCCGGATTAAAAACCTCGATGTTGTCTTTCAGCCTCTTACCGGTCTTCTCGCTCCAACGCTCAGTGACAATTGGTTCCCAATGATCTTGAAGCTCGACCTCAATGTCTCCAAGTTCCTGTCGCAATTCTCCTTCGAGTGCCGAAGCAGCTGCCACGTCGAGACGAAATCCATGTTGTTGTTGTAAGCTCATTGCCCACTGAAAGCGGTGTTCCAATTGTAAGGCATCAAGGAACTCACAGTCTTTAAGTTTATTGTAGACTGCCTCAGTCACCTCAAGGTCTTGAAGACAGTACGTAGCCATCTCATCAGAGAACTTTGTGAAATCAGAGAAGTCACCTTTCGGATGACCAAGTTCTTCACCCCACGCAGCCAGAGAATGCTTTTGACGCGCAACATCAACCAGTCGGCTTGTAACGAGAGTATCAAACACTTTAGTCTCATCGATGGCGTCACGGCCATGAAGTCGAAGGATAGCTGGCACGTCGTAGCCCAGCCCGTTGTGCATGACGATGCGATCCGCTTTACGAAACTGATCGAACGCTTGGTCAAGCGACGGGTAGTCAGGATGATTTGCGTACATAACACCATCGTGTCCGAGTTCCTTTATTCCAATGCAAAAGATTTCAGTGGGGGTGAAGCCGTCTGCTTCGATGTCAGCTATCAGTGTTTTCATTTAGTTTATTCCTTTGGTGTAGTAGTCGGTGGCAGTTGGAGCAGATCATGATGCACTTGTTGCTTTCTTGAAGTATTCGCTGCCACGATTTGCTGCTTATCGTACGTGTGTTGACGTCAAATTCTTTTGTCTGTGGAAGGACGTGGTGAAAATCAAATTGGGACTGGTGATACTTCTGGTTACAGATCGCACAATGCTCGCCCCGCTGTTCGACCAGCTTTTGTTTTGCTTCCCGTCGCTTCTCAGTCAAAGTCTTCATTGGTCTCCATCAGTCGCCCAGTTTTCTGATCGAATTCAAGACAGCCCATTGGGCCGGTGATCCCGGCGTAACGGTTCTTGAGACAAGTCACTTCAAGTGTATTGTCACCGTCCGTCATGTTCCTTGAGATCGAAACGACACCGTCTGAAAGCTGAGCGATAGCTTGGCTTCCACGGAGGTGAGACAGGTAGACCTTCTCGCCACCCTCGTGACCTTTGTCACCACCCGCTCTACGAAGATGCGATACGAGTATCAGCGACACTCCAGTGCGTTCAGTAAAAGACCGGAGTTGTGTCATTGTGTAGTCAATCGCAACGCGCTCGCTGTCGTGACCCCCACTATCAGCGCCAAGTCCTGAGACAAGGATCGAGAGGTGATCGAGGATGAGAAACTCAACGCCACATCCGACCACCATGTACTCAAACTTCCTGATCAAGTTATCACTATCGAGTGATCCGAAGTGGTCATAGAGAAAAAAGTTTTCGGTGCCGAGTGTCAGATCGAATGCTGTCCGTCGTTCTTCTGGCGTGATGTCATTAGGTAAATGAATGGGCTTATCGAGTGCCATTCCCATAAGTCTCAGGCCTGTACGACCAAGCCCTTCTTCGAGTGCAACGTAGCCGACCTTGCGGCCATCCTCGATGCCGAGCTTGAAAGCA